ATTTAGATTATACAAACTTTAACAACACACCAAGCACACTTACACTAGCAAGTTTAAGTATTGGCATTGAACTTAGTGCTGACGGTGATGGTTCAATAACATACGATAATACATCTGGTGTGTTTAGATATACTCCACCAGATCTAAGTTCATATCTTACTAGTGTTGCGTTTAGTGATCTTACATCTACACCAAGTTCATTGTCAGGTTACGGAATTACTGATTCACCTACAGCAATAACAGACTTAGGAATTACTGACGGTACTAATGGACAAGTACTAACAACTGACGGAAGTGGAAACTTTAGTTTTACTACAGTAACTGGTGGCGGTGGCGGTGGCGGCATTACCAGTGTTATTGAAGATACATCTCCGCAACTTGGCGGAAACTTAGATACTAACGGTAATTCAATTAATAATGCTAGTGGCAACTTAGTATTACAATCTTCAGGAACAACTGCAATTAATCAGGCTAACATTTCAACTCTACAAGTAGGAACAACTAGTACATATACCTTTCCAAACACTGATGGTAATAACGGTCAAGTACTTACTACTAACGGTTCAGGAACATTACAATTTAGTACAATATCGTCAGGTATTTCTAACTTTAGTCAATTAGGTGAAGTAGTAACAGCATCCAACTCATCAGGATTTAACTTTGCTCAAATATACATGCCAGCAATAACTATGTTTAAAGTTGATAACGATGCGGCAAGTGCATATCTGTTTGCTCCACACTACAGTGGCAATAATCCAACAATTTTTCTTATAAGTGGACACACATATGCGTTTGATTTAGATGATATCGGCGGACATCCTTTTGAAATACAAGATAGTACCGGTAGTGCATACAACACAGGATTAACACATGTTACTAGTGCAGGTGCAGTAACAACTGGATCTAATGCACAAAATCAATCAAGTGGTGTTTTATACTGGACAGTACCTGAAGCAGTAAATAGTCCACCTAATTATAGATATCAGTGTACATCACACTCGGCAATGGTTGGTGCTATTACTATTAAAGATCTATCTAGTCTCTAAGTAGAGTTTTTAACTTCCAGCGAATATTAGCAGTAGTTGCAATATTTTCATGAACTGATTTTGGATTGGCTTTTGATGTCATATTAGGACTATGTGCATCATTAATAAGTTTAATTTGTTTTTCAAGATTAAAAAGTAGTTCGTCAACTTCTTTACGTGTTGCAGGTATCTTTATCTTAGAGGCTTTAGTTTTAAAGTCTGTCATTTCTTTTTGATACAATTCTATTTTTTTAATATCAAACATTAGAATTACCAATATTCTCGGCAGGAATAACTATAAAATTATCATCTGGTCGTTCACCATTACTTGTTTGTGTAATACTAGCACCAGCACTAAGACTTTCAATACTAACAGGCATCATTGGTGGGACATGAAATACATTTCCTTCTCCACACTCTTTTTCATATAGCTTGCCATCTGATGTATCAATCCAGCGAATACGAAACATTCCGTTATTTACAAATAAACTTTTTTCAGTTTCTTTTTGAAACTGTAAAGGAGTCTTTACTGATGGATTTTCAAATGCTAAAATTTTAGAACAGTAATCTTTTGTTAAAGCCCAGACAATTTCATATCCATAATTAGTTTGTTTAACATTATCTTTTGCCATATTTTTTCCTATTTAATCAGATCTATTACTTGAAATACTGTTTTCAGTTTAGTAATATTACTTCTTTTGTTTAATGTATTTTGTAATCCATTGTGTAGCGGACGAGGCCATTTTGTAAAGCTACACCATGCATATCCATCGTGTTCTTTGTTTAATGTAGGAATAAATTCTTCGCTAATAACACACAAATATGTATGAAAATGGAAGTATTCATCATTACTTACAAAAGTTTCTAACGGAATGGTTTTCTTTATATCAACGTCACCAATCTCTTCAGATATTTCTCTGCGAAGTCCTTCCCATGGAGTCTCGATACCTTCATTAGTGCCTCCAACTAATCCCCAAACATTATTACGCTTGTTATTAGCACGATGCAAAAATAAAAATCTTTTGGTGTTTAGTGCGTAAAATAGGGCACCACTACAAACAATCTCTTTCATACTAGTAATTATTCTAGTAATTGATTCTCCAGGTGCCGTCTGGATATTCACCTTCATAGCTCATTATCCATTCAGTGCCTGTCCACTTGTATTGTATACCTGTGTTAAGATTGGTAGTGTACGTATCTGCAGAAGCAGTTGCGGCATCAAACACTTTGACCCATCTATTGCCGTCCCATTCTACAATATCGTTTGCACTTGCTGAAAAGTCTGTACCATCTGCATTTTTCCATGCATCAGGTCCGTCTACGTCTAAGTATAGTTCATACTCAACTACATCACCTATATCTAACATACTATTAAATTTAATAATATAAGTGTCAGTTGACGACACTGATGAGTCGCCGTCCATAGCTGATGCTGATACTTCGGTACCGTTTACAAATACCTTTAATCTAGTTACGTCATAGAATAAATGCTTAGTATCATAAGTTAAAATTTTAGTAGTTGTTGTGAACCTGCCTCTTTGAACATGTCCTATATTACCTAGTAATAATACTCTAGGATTGTTACTTAGACCAAAATCTATTGGATTTTTCTTAGCAGGGTCAATAATATAGTCAATTGATGTTCTACCTTCAATATACGTATCGTCAGGTAGTGTGTCTGCATCAATGTTTACCATTAACTCTGTTTCGTCAGTTGTGTTTATTGCAACAGTACCAATAATTTCAAATCCGTTTGATCGCTGTAAACGCAATTCAGTAATGCCAGATTCAAATTCAAACGGTAAAGAGTTTAAATAACCAGTCCAAGTTTCGCTTCCAACGACAGCGTTCTTGCCAATTAGTCTTGCAACATTATTCATAAACAATAAGTCGTAATTGTTATGACTAGTTGTGATTAGCGTGGTTTCTGTTGTAAGTGCTTCACGCTTGCCTGTTAGTTTATTAGTTTTTGTTTCATCAACAATGTGTGCTTCTTTAACTAGACTTTGTGCATATGCAGTGTCATCTATGTTAATTTCTAAACCATCATCGGCAAACATTGCTGTAATAATATTTGTAATAACTCCTAGCTTTTTAACCTTTGCAGGTGGGCTAATATAGATTGGCATTTCAAAAGTAAGTGTTGCAATATCAATTTCAGTTTCTGTTCCTGTGGGTATTGATCTCGAACTAAAGTTAATATCAGTCATATTGATAACACTCAAACTAGTCCAATCAATATAGTTGTCTGTACTTTGTATTTCTAAACTAGGATTAAACAACATTAGTATTTGTTCTAGTAATTGTAATTTTTGATCAGTATTAGTAGTCCATACATCAACATTAACTGTAAGTGTATAAGGAGTAGGCATTAGTCTTTCAACGGTATAATTCTTGCCTTCAGCCTTTAAATACTCATCACCGTTGTTATCATAAGCTCTTTCTCGAATATTAAGTTTGTTAATGTAACTTGAATCAGCAAGTCTATTTGTATCCATTGCTAGACCAGTTATGTATACTGCCATCCTTGGAGCACTAGGTATTTTGTTTTCACTATTATCACGTATAATACTACCAACTTGTCTAGTCAAATCACCATACATTACTGGAATCTTTACAAGATTGTCTTTACCATCCTTGTATCCAAATTCGCTGAGTAAACGAATTACTTGCGTAATATATCGTCTAATTTGTTTGTCATAAAAGTGTTGCATTAATTATCTGCCTTAGGTTTAAGTACTTGTGAAAGACCTTGCTTCTCGTTAAATGTTTCACCGGCAACTGTTGTTGTATTACTATTATTAACAAATGTACCTTTTTGGTTATTAGCAGTGTCTGCTCCGTAAAGGTCAGCACGTTTAACATCTTGTACTTTATTCCATCTATTAGCTTTATATTTAAATAGTCTATTAGGCATAAAGTCTGTCCTCATAAAGTAATCACCGTCTTGTGGATTTGACGGAAATGCTATGCCATGTCCAAATGGTTCACCGTTAGGAGCAATATTTCCACCAATAATGTACCCTTTGTAACCTGGTCTGTCTGGCGGTGCCATTTCTTTTAAATTATCAGTACCTTCAGTCTCAGTAAGTTCTGTTTCACCACTTTCATTAGTTTGTAGTGTATAAAAATGACTAGTGTCATATCCACTTTGTTGTACTTCTGCTACAGCTTCATCCTTTACAGCCTTTGAAATTTGCATTTCTTTTTCGTATGTAGACAGTAAATCACGTAATGTATCGTCACTACCTTCTTCTGCTGGTAAGTCAAGTATATCTTTGTATTCTTGACCATCGTAAATTTGTTTTAGTTTTAATCTGTATAAATGCGGATACCAAGTTTGACTAAAGCCTTCTGCCGCTCTATTAATATCTTCAATAACATAGAAGCGTTTAAGTGCAATACTTGCATCATTCTCTGCATATTCGTCTATCAAATGCGGAAGTTCAATAACATCTCCGGGCATTAATTTTCTACCAATTGTTTCTACACTACTTCTAATATGTACTGTCATAAACAATGTATCATTGGATAGGAACAATCCAAACTGACTTAGATCAAAATCAATATCTTGTACATTGTATATTGCTCTAATTTTGTATATGTCTGGTTCGTATTTTCTATCACGATTTTCTAAGAAAACCATATCTTGTATTTGTGTATGATCTTTTACTGTTTTTCCGTCATCTGTACCTGTATATTTGTATACATGTAGGTCTGTTCCACCAACAGTGAACATTTCTAGAATCTGTTTGTCTAAAAATTCGAAGTCATTACCACGTTCGGGTTTATATAAGCTAAGTCTCGGCATATGTATATTTATCGTAACGATAAATACTATGACGGAGAAATAATTATATGTCTAACTTAGCAACACAAAAACAAGAAATATATGACTATGTACACGCAATGCTTGGCGGAGGTATGATTGATGTCGAGCTTGATCCTGTACATTACGAAACAGCATTAACAAAAGCTCTGACTAAATTCAGACAGCGTAGCGATAATGGCGTAGAAGAATCATATATGTTTTTGCCTACAGTAAAAGATCAGAACGAATACACACTTCCAACTGAAGTAATGGAAGTACGTAAGTTATTTCGTAGAAGTATTGGCTCACGTACTGGCGGCGGAGACGGCGGAACACTATTTGAACCATTCAACATGGCATACACAAATACGTACTTGTTATCAAGTTCTAACATGGGCGGACTAGCAACATACGATATGTTTAGTCAGTACCAAGAATTAGTAGGTAGAATGTTTGGTAGCTTTATTGAATTCAAATGGAATTCATCTAACAAGCGTTTAACATTACTACAACGTCCGAGAGCAGAAGAAGACCTACTTCTGTATTGCTATAACTATCGTCCAGATAGTGAACTGCTTACAGACTATCTAGCAATCCAATGGATCAAAGACTACACATTAGCCGCATGTAAGTATATGTTAGGCGAAGCACGTAGCAAGTTTGCAACCATTGCAGGTCCACAAGGTGGCTCAACACTAAATGGTGATTCACTCAAAGCAGAAGCCGCACAAGAAATGGAAAAATTAGAATTAGAAGTATCCATGGCTGTTCCAGGCGGTGTAGGTTACGGATTTACAATAGGTTAAAAACCCCCGAAGTTAACGCTAACGATTTTAGTTCCTTGTAAATACAATATAACAAGGAGGTCCCATCATGTGCAGTCCATTTGTACGTAAAGAAGCCAACCGACTCAACTGGTTAATCAAAGGTAAACTTATTGATAGATCCTGGAGCGATGAATCAGTTGAAAAAACTTACGATTCATATTTCAAAAGACTTTGGGGTAATAACGAGAGAATGGAATACGGTGCTGTAGGTTTTGAAGCCGCATACAAGGCCCGTGAAGCTGAAATATTATCTGAAGAATTAGAAACAGTTGCCAATTTAGGGTATGATTAGAATAATACTCCAATAAATATCGTCCTAAACAAAGGACATTAGATATGACAACACAGACTAAATCAGAACGTGATGCTATCATTAAAAGGGCATCCGAAGACGCAAGGCGTCACATTGAAGAACTAAATGCAGGACCAATGAAACATACAATCCGTAAACGTGAACGATTAGAAGCAAAGCAATCAAGGCGTAGATAAAGGTTGACATATTTGTTTATATAGTATATACTTTAAAGTATATTCAATAAGGAGTTATGTGTGCTACCAAAACTATTAGTCGTTGGACATGGACGACACGGCAAAGATACTGTATGTGAGATGCTAGAAGCATATGGTTATACATTTCAGTCATCAAGCAAATTTTGTTCAGAACTTTTTATCTTTAACGACCTAAAAGACAAATACGGGTATGCTGA